CGTTAACATGACGATAACATGATGATCGTCAACACGTTTGCGGTCGATGTGGTAAGCGCAAACTCTCTTGGCTAGTAGCCCGACGTCGGCCACTATTATTGTATCCCCGGAGTAATCCCACACGTGGTGGGTATACTCAGCGCCTCCACTGACTCTATAGGTAACCTCGTTGGTAGGGAGGAACCTAAACGTGTACTCCCCTTCGCTGATGGCAGTTTGGGTGGGCTGAAAGGTGCACACGAAATAAGTTCCCGGATATTTGGCTAAGAGCAGTGGCATGTTGATATAGTGGTCGACATCCACCAGTACGGCCGCTTCTTTCATCGGATCAAAGGTGAATTCTTTCATAGGTACCGCTATATCTTTGGCCCAATGATAGGACCTGTCCCCTTTACGCCGCTTCCGTACGTCGGTCAGCGACTGTTGTATGTAATAGGGTTCCAAACCGAGGAGGCCCGCCAACAAACCAGCAGTAGCGCTGGCAGTGTTTCTAGCTTGTGCGGAAACCCCGTGGGTGTGGTTTGTACTAATGTATCCAGTAACGAGGGGCGTGTTTGAGAACACCTGTCTCTGCTGACTGGAACTCAGCAACGGTTTTACCAACCTGTCTGATATAAACCTAGTAGTGTACACGGCTCCTATAGGGCTTGATGCGCTATCTAGCACGTTAGAGCCAGCCAGAACGGCGGCGACAGTAGCGGCCACCATCATTGCGACCGTGCTACACTTACTTATGCTTGGCACCCTAGAAACTACTAACCTAACTACCCACTCGAAGAAGCTAATGTTCCGTTCTAGAAACTTGGCCCCGTGAGTGGCTTGGTTGAACACTAGGTCGTAGTGGAGTTGGTCTTTGAACTGCAGGTATTTGACACCCTGATGTTTAGCCAACGCCAGTGCCGCGATGATGCATACAACAACAATGCATCTCGCCTTCCAGTTACTCTTCTTTTCCTCCAAGGTAGGTGCAAGTGGAGGGGCTACAGGGTTAACTGGGGTGAACAGGCCCGTAGTAAGGCCCTTTAATGTCTTTACAGCAGCTAGAGCTGGTGTCACGATAGAGAGAACCAGCAGGGCGGGCTCAACATAGCGTTGAACCGGGCCTGCGAGGTTGGCGGCACGTTGGCCGGAACTTTGTACTCCTTT